ACGACTTAAAAAATTACTTAAAGAATCACAACCACCAAAAGACAAAGTAGATATAATTGATGGTGATTTACCATATGTAACAATTGCATATTATCCAGATGGCGAAACAGAAAATGCACAGGCCATACAAATTAAATTTGATGACTATGATACTGAAGACCAATTAAGTGGTTATGAATGGAGTGCGTATTTAATAGGTACGGATACCGAAGGTAATGAATGGCAAGTCGACGGCACAGTTGTAAATGCACATGGATTATTTGATTGGGATATTTTTTGGGATACATTACAAAAACAATAAGAAGACATAAAAAACTTAACAAATTATTTGGACTTAACGAATTAATTACTTATATTGTAATTAGTATAAATAACATAAATTAATAACTTAAAAGGAGTATTTAAACATGGGACTTAACCTAGATGCCATTAAGGCAAAACTTAACCAATTAAACAAAAGTGACGAAAAGAAAAACAATCTGTGGAAGCCTGAAGCAGGTAAAACCCGAGTCAGAATTGTGCCATACGTGCACCGCAAAGAAAATCCATTTCTAGAATTGTATTTCCATTATGACATTGCTAAACGTTCAATGTTGTCACCAGTTTCATTTGGCAATGCAGACCCTGTAGTAGAGTTTGCAGAAAAACTAAAAAAGACCGGAGATAAAGATGAGTGGCTCATGGGTCGTAAAATCGAACCTAAAATGAGAACTTATGTTCCGGTAATTGTCCGAGGCAAAGAAGCTGAGGGTGTTAAATTTTGGGGCTTTGGTAAAACTATTTATACCGAGCTTCTTTCTATAATCTCTGATCCAGATTATGGTGATATCACAGATTTGATGAATGGTCGAGATATTGATGTAGAATTCACACCAGCAGAAGGAGCAGGACAGTATCCTAAGACTGCAATTCGTGTTAAACCTAACACAACTCCAGCAACAGAAGACAAGGCAATTGCAGAAAAAATCATGAACCAACCAGTAATCACAGACATTTTTCCTGAGCCTACTTATGATGAATTAGAAAAGGCTTTACAAGAGTGGATGAATCCAGAAAATGCAGATTCTGATGTAGAAGAAACTTCTAACGCAACTACAGAGAACACTGCAGCTGAAACAAAAACAGAAACTGCAACTACAAAGAAAACTGATGTTGCTTCTGCTTTTGATGATTTATTCAATAACTAATAAGGAGGCCCAATGGCAAAAGGTAAAAGTAAACTGGAAATGCAGGATGTTCTCGCAAACACGTTAGCTGATAGCATCAACAAACAATTTAAAGGTCAAACTTTAAAAACTGCATTTTTTCTGGATGGTGATCAAGATGCTCCAACCAATGTTACAGAGTGGATTTCTTCAGGATGTTCAATGCTAGATTTAGCAATATCGAATCGCCCCCATGGAGGATTTCCGGTTGGTAGAATTACCGAAATAACCGGATTGGAAGCGTCAGGTAAATCTTTGCTAGCAGCACACACTTTAGCAGAAACACAACGTAAAGGAGGTTTAGCAGTTTATATTGATACAGAAGCAGCAACAAGTTCAGAGTTTTTAACAGCAATTGGTGTAGACTTAAAAACTATGCTATATGTTCCTTTGGAAACTGTTGAAGAAATTTTTGAAACTATTGAAACCATAGTAGAACAAGTACGAAAATCAGATAAGGATAGGTTAGTTACAATTATCGTCGATTCTATTATGGGCGCTTCTACCAAAATTGAAATGTCCGCAGAATATGACAAAGACGGTTACGCAACATCAAAATCAATTATTTTATCCAAAGCAATGCGCAAGGTTACCAATTGGATAGCTAGAGAGCGTATTTGTTTGATATTCACAAATCAGTTGCGAACAAAGATGGGTGTTTCATTTGGTGATCAATGGACTACCGCAGGTGGTAAAGCCATTCCATTTCACGCTTCAGTTCGACTTCGTTTAAAGAATACCGGAATGATCAAAGCCCGGGTAAATGGAGCAGAGCAAGTAGTTGGTAATAAAACCAATGTGCAAGTAGTGAAAAACAGAATGGGGCCTCCTAATAGAAAAATTGATTATGAAATTTATTATGACAGTGGAATTGACAACTACGGAGGTTGGTTAGGTGTCATGAAAGATTTTAAATTGGTTTCACAATCAGGAGCTTGGTACTCGTTAGATGACACTGATCTTGATACGGGAGAAGTATTTGAAACAATCAAGTTTCAAAGCAAAGACTTCGTCGAAAAGGTTATTAATAACCCGGAGATGAAAGAACGGTTATATAAAAGAATTTGTGATGCATACATTTTCAAATATCGTGCCGGTGTAGACGGTGGTATTGATGATGTCGTTATTACAGATGAATTGGTTGATGAAGAAGGATAATGAATAAGTATCAGAAATTATACAACGAGTTACAACAAGAAAGGTTACAGAGTCCGTCAAATCCTAATGATCATATTATGGTGTTTGATGGACTCAACACCTTTATCCGATGTTTTGGTGCGACTCCGGCATACAATGAAGATGGTGATCACATCGGAGGAATAACTGGATTTTTATATTCAGTAGGCAAAGTAGTCAGAGACTTTAAACCATCACGCTGTGTTATTGTGTTCGACGGCCGAGGTGGTTCGGCTCGCAGAAGAGGAATATACAAAGACTACAAAGCAAATCGTGTTAACAAAACAAAACTAAGAAGATTCGATCATCATGATTCTAGCATAGAAGACGAACAAGAATCAATGCGACATCAGTTTAGCAGATTGGTTTCATATCTAGACAATTTGCCAGTAACATTCTTAGCACTAGACGGAATTGAAGCAGATGACACTATTGCATACATTGCACAAATGTACAAAGAGTCTTGCAATAAAATTACTGTGGTATCTACAGATCGAGACTTTTATCAGCTTGTAGATGACAGAATTCAAATTTGGTCTCCAATCAAAAAGAAAATGTATGACACCGAAGCAGTAATGCAGGAATTTGGAGTTCATCCTTCAAACATGGTAATATATAGATCATTTACTGGAGACAAATCAGACAACATACCTGGAGTTAAAGGCATAGGTGCAAAAACCATATTAAAATTAATTCCAGAACTAAGTGCACCTGCAGAATTTGGTTTAGAAGAATTATTTGATAAAAGCAAACAATTGGTTGCTGATTCTAAATCATATCAAAAAATACTAGATAATAGTTTGATATTAGAACAGAATTATCAATTAATGAACATTAAACTATTAGACATACCAGCTAACACTGCTAGCAAAATACGAGGCATCATGGATCAGCCTGTTAGCAGATTAAACCGAACCGAGTTTCAAAGACTGTTTTATGAAGATAAAATGTGGGCTATCATGAAGAACTTGCCGGAGTGGTTGAATAAAACATGGTTATCTTTGGATGCGTTCGCAAGAGAAACACAAAAATAAATTTGGTTTTAGCATCATTATTTAATATAATGTATATATGACAGATAAGTTATCAGAATATGGTTATGGCTTTCAAGTTAAAGTTATAGCCGCACTGTTTACCGATAGACTATTTTTACAGCAAATTGCAGATATTATACAAGCAGATTATTTTGAATCTGATGCAAACAGTTGGGTACTAGACATAGTATTGCAGCATTTTCGAGAATACAAATCTCCACCTACAAAAGACGTATTAAAAGTCAAAGTAACAGAAATAGAAAATGACATTCTAAAAACTGCTGTATTAGAACAACTCAAAGAGATATTTCGATACATGGAATCTGCCGACTTATCTTTTGTTAAAGATGAAATTTTAAAATTCTGCAAAAATCAAGAAATAAAACGAGCTATAATGGATTCAGTTAATTTACTCAAAATGGGTAGTTATGATGAAATTAAAACTAAGATTGACGGTGCAATGAAAGCTGGTTCTGATACTAATATAGGATTAGAATATAAAAAGGATGTATCTCTTAGATATGAAGAAGCTGCTAGGCATACCATGACAACAGGTTGGGACGTTATTGATGACTTGATGGATGGCGGCTTAGCACCAGGCGAATTAGGTGTAGTTATGGCTCCTGCCGGAATTGGTAAATCTTGGCTT